AGATGGTTGATAGGTGTAAAGCACCGTGGTATATTTATCTCATAAAGACAACGACCTAGCGCACAGGGACAACTAGGAACCAAAACCTAAACCTCAAAACTGCTAGTACAACGATGGAACGGATGCGGGGGACGCCAGTAAGGGTCTGGCGCGACGGTCGCTGGAAACTTATCCAGCCTGAATGAGAGCCAGTCAGTAACTGGCCGAAACCACTATATATAAGGAGAACAAAAATGGGATGCAAAGAATGCGGACTGGCCTTCAGTTTTGTCTTCGGGATTCAGTATCACAAGGTCGACTGCCCAGTTGGCCTCGCGGACGACAGGTCGCTGAGAGAGAGGCGACGCGACGCGGAGCAGGCGCGGGCGGCGGCAGGTAAGATCGATTAAAACATAAGACGGCTGACGGGTCGGGGCTTCGGCCCCGATTAAAGCCCGTGACCAGATGTCCGAACGACTGGTCAAAATCAAGGGTATATATAAGGAGAGCGACGATGATAGACATACTTAGGAAGCATGGAAGCCGCTATAATTTTGAACTCGAAGATGGGGAATTCGGCACGACTTACGGCCTCGCATTACTGAAGAAACATTTTCCAGATGCGTATCAGGTCGAGGGGCAATCAGTCTATCGTGTACCCAGCATCGAGGCATTGACAGGACAGAAAGCGCGGGTCGTCGTTACGTGTCGACAAATTGTACGAATCTAGACGGCTGATAGGTCGACCTAAAACATCTAGACAATTGAATATATAACGATTAAAGTGTTCGAACGTTTAAGGAGAATACGCGGGAGAGGCGGGGCCATTTGGCCCCGTTAACCGCCCAGACCGCAAGTCTCAAGGAGCGGTCTTACCCTGTAGGTTAGAAAGCGAGGAGAACATCAAATTACCGGGGCAGTTTATAACAAGGTTTAATCCAGTCGTTACCGAACCCAGCGTTAAACAGGCGCGAGGCGTCGACGGTCGGTCGGTATCCGAATGGTACGAATCAGGATCAATGGAGCAATCCACGGTCTACAATGGCGTTTTGACCCGACTCGATGGGCGATGGACGCTGGAATTACAGTGGGTTGATCTGGACAACGCGGGCCATCGGATCGTTTTGCCTCATAAAGTTGTTGAGGCGATACGATCCGCATTGGAACGTGTAATCGATCAATCGAATCGTGAAGGTGCGCGGAAAGCCGCGCAAACGAGAAAAGAAGCTGGGATGATTCCATTCCAGAAAACCGATCAACTGACAGGGTAAAATCTGACGGGGCCGCGGGCGGTCGGCCCCGTCAATCAACGAAGGAGAACAAGGAGGAGTTATGACTATTATTACGTGTCCGATCGAGGGAACATATTTAGTACAGCCCGACGGCTCGATCCCGGTCGGGCAAAGCGCGTCGAGCGCGTCGGTCGTTGTCCATCGATACGACTTCGGATGGGTCTGCAATGACTGTCTGCCGACTATCAACACGACGCTGACGTTTTGTCTGCACGTCCGGGCGGTTCAGGAGGCGATTAATGAATGAGGAAGATCGATTTTTCGAGCGATTGGAAAAAGGCCCGAAGCTATGTTTTCAGGAACCGTTTTCGGGTCGGATGATCGAGTTCATGTTTGGTTACCTGGGCGACGAGCCGTTCGCGATAATGATGTCCGACGAGCGTCTGATGGCTGTTATCCCAAGGGACGCATTCATCGCCGCTCTAGACGGCTGGGGCCTGTTAGACAGGCTCGAGGAACAGGACTTCGACGACAGTCAGGTCTTTAAGGATTTTATAAACGACATCGAAACGAAGGAGGATTGAAAACACGAATACACGCCCCGGCCCGTTTTGGGTCGGGGCTTTTTTTGTGTCCAAATTCTGGCGGGGGCTATGCGGTTGTATAGCACCTGTGGTAGTATTGAGAAACATGATTTTACAGATTGGAGGTGGTAAAAATGGTACGGGACAATTGGGGAACGGTAGCCGAAGCGGCCGAAGCATTGGGCGTTACTAAGGCGCGAATATACCAGTTGCTGAAGAAAAATGCGCTGGGAGAAACGAAGTCGAAGTCAACGCCATGGGGAACGGCCATATTGATTCGCAAGCCGTTTACCCGACGGGAATTACCGACAGGCATCAGGCACGATAGCCGGGCGTATCGTCGGTATGAAAAAGACTTGAAAAAAAGGGTTCGCGAGGAGCGCGGAGCAACATTAGTTAAGGAGAACTCTAGTGGTTAGATTTATAGAACAGGCAGAAACAGGAGTCGAGATTGTCGTCGTCGACACAGGGCGCAAGGGTCATACAGCGTTAGACGTTCAGATCGTCGGCGAATTGTGCGGTTTTAGTTTGGATAACCCGCTTCGGTTTGTCCGCTGGTCGGATTCCCAGGGCGGATCGCCGCTGGTCGGACAGGCGGGTTCGGCAGTTATGAACCCGACGTCGCGACAAAAAAGATTCGTTACAGACGGCACATTCGACACGAACCAGATCGACGGGTCGGAAGCCCCGTGGCAGGTCGAATGGTCGATGATATCGTTTAAGCCGGGCGGAACGGCCGCGACGGCACAAACTACCGATCAGGAGTTTGACCCCGGACACAGTTTTAAACTCGTTACAGGGGCTAGAAAGGCTGTTAATTCAGGCCCGGTGGCGTTCGACTATGCGGCAAAGTTCAGGGCAGAAGCAATGGCGGTCAACGACCGCGAGGCGTTGCGGGTAGTGGTTGAAATGTCCAAGTCGTCGGCGGATCAGGATATATACGCGCTTTTAGATAATCAGTCGTTAATAGCCGACCATTTGAACAAGCGTTTCCTTGACCGTTTCGAGGGACAAGTAATCGATAGTCCTATGGTCAAGGCGGCGGTTGAAAAAGGCGCGGTCGTGGTCGATGTCAGGGACGACGAAACACCGAAGGATGCGGGATCGCAGATCAAGAATGAAAAGGATATGCGGGCGTATGTTTCAGAACGCCAAAAGGACGACCCGGTCGGCTGGAGTGCGGAAAACTTAAAGCAAACATTAAACGGTCAAGGCTACGAGGATTCCGCGACGTATTTATCGAAGGACGGCAACACGGCGGCGAGTCTGGTCGATTTGTTTAAGGCGGCCGTCGATTGGTAGGCGGAAATTTAATTTGTTCGGAGAGTGTCTGCAATATTCACGATTGGGACATGACGATCGACGACGAAGGCGGAACGCGTCCCAGTGGGCGTCATATGGGCTGGGACGCGTTCTGCCTACGCATAGCGGCATTAAATCGGATCGGTCGAGAAAATAAGCAGAACGAACAAATTACAAAACAGGTTAAGGAGCTACAGGATTTCGGCGGGATATTAAACGACCTGATGGGCGAAATCAGGGATATCGGTTTGGGCAAGCAGACAACGCCGCGTCCTGAACAAAAGCCGTCCGATCAATCCCGGAAGCCCCGTCGACGCATGGGCGGTGCGCCGTTATGAACGATCAACTGACAATACCCGTCGTCAAGCGTGTGGGGACGAGTTTCGTAGTCGAATGGGCGGAGGGTGTAAAGATAACTTGCGGGGAATTAGAAAAGTCAAAAGCTCATATAGAGGCGACAATAACGATCGAGGATTTCGGGTCATTGAACGACCCGTTCGTCCACGAGGTGCGAACTTTTATCACCAAATCATGGCGGAACGTCGTCGCCGAACTCGAGTCGATTTCGATGCGTCCCGACTGGCGTCAACGGCTTTTACAGTTAACGCGCCTCGTCAAAAAAGCCTTCGAGGAAGGTAGCCCGGCGGTCGCGTTGGATTCGGTCGCCGAAACCGAACCATTGATCCAGATGATGTCAATTGACAAGGAAAAGTCGTTTTTATGGCGGTCTGTTCCGACTATCATATACGGGCCGGGAGGCATCGGAAAATCCATACTAGGCTTAAATATCCTCCAGAGTATCCACAGCGGAACGCCGATCCCAGACGCCCGCGAGGGCCGGGAAATTGACGCGGGGTCGGTTCGTCAGGAGAATTGTTTGTGGCTGGACTGGGAAACAAACGAACAGCTGGCCAGATGGCGTGGTCTGGACATCCTTCGAGGCCGACAAATTCTGCCGGGCGCGTGGCCCGACCCCAAGTGTCCAGACGCCCCTGCGAAGGATGTCCGGGGTCGCATGGTGTTTTATAAGGAGATGGTCGGGAGTCTACAGGATAACGTCAAGACATTGTCCGACGAGATATCGCGGCTTAACATCGGAACGATACTGATCGACTCCGCGATCCCTGCCTGCGGCGGCGAAGCTGAAAAGGTCGCGACGACGCAAGCATTCTTTACAGCGTTAAGGGCTATAAAGCCGTCTGGCCGCGATCTAACGACGATTATCATCGCCCATGTAACCAAAGAGTCATCCGGGGCGAAATCGGCGTCCTCATCGTCGCCGTTCGGTTCGACGGTCTGGAAGGATCGGGCGCGGGATACATTCGAGCTGATCGCCGACCAGAAAAAAAACGCCACATACACGGACTTTGTTTTGGCCCACAGGAAAACGAACATGGGTCGACTGGCGTCGGACTGGGCGTTTCGGATCAACTGGGATCAGGGCTGTTTGATGGAAACAATCGACATAAAGGAGAACAGGACATTACACGCCCGGACACAGGGAAACGCCGACCGGGCAAAATTATTGATAGAAGAACAGGGGCCGATGTCGACTCAGGAAATAACCGATTATTTAAACGATACGTCGGCCGATACATTAACATCGAAAAACACGATTACACAGACGTTGTCGCGGGACGATCGGTTTGCAACAAACGACGGCCGCTGGGAATTGTCCCAGTTGGATTTTTAAGGAGGTTAATTTGTGGATATACATACCGTCATCAGCGCATTCAGTGGAATCGGAGGTCTCGACATTGGGGTCGGAAACGCTATCCGAACTCGCACAATCGCTTACATTGAAAGGGAAGCATCATGCGCCCGCATTCTGGCGCAAAGAATGCTCGAAGGGTATTTACAATCTGCTCCGATTTTTTCTGACATTGAGCAATTCCCGGCAGAAATCTTTGCTGGAAAAACACATGGTCTTATCGGCGGGTTCCCCTGTCAGCCTTGGAGCGGGGCGGGTAAAGGCAAAGGCGAATTTGACGAAAAGGGACGAAACCTCTGGCCCCAGACGATCGGACTCATTCGCGCATTACAGCCCGAATGGGTCTTCCTGGAGAACGTATCAAATCTCATTGTTCACAAATACTTCGGACGAATTCTCGGAGATTTGGCCTCGAGCGGGTTCGATATCGAGTATGATTGCTTCACCGCCGCGCAAGCGGGCGCACCGCACAAAAGGGAACGGGTTTTTGTTTTGGCCTATCGCCCGTTCGGTGATGCACAAAGGCGTAGTCGAGGCGGAATATTTAGCGGGGAACCCGAAAACGAGGATCGAAACCGAAGCGAATTTGACGATGTCCAAATGGCCGACTCCGACAGCGGTCGAGGGGTCGAAGGTTTCAAACGCCCCGAACTACGGTCATATAGGACTGAGCAATCACCCGGCGATAGTCGGGGAACCGACGCGGGCCAAGAACAAAAAAGGTTTTTCAACGGCGTTGGGGAATTCCCGCCCGGCCCAGACGACCCAGCATGGGAGGAAATTATTAAACAGTTCCCAGAACTCGCCCCGGCAACGTGCAAGCACGAGCCACCAGCACGACCACAAATGTATGAGGTTGAATCCGCGGTTCGTCGAATGGATGATGCTGGGCAAGTCGAGGATCGGGTGGCTTCTCTAATGGCTTTGGGAAATTCGGTCGTCCCGCATCAGGCGGAATTAGCGTTCAGGACATTAGCGTCGAGGATATAAACAACAAAAAAAGGAGGACATATGTCTAATATAAACGAACCAGTTGTCGCGGAGGAATTGCCGTTGTTAAGCGTTTGTTGCGGGGCGGAGGAGCATTCGTCGGCGGAGGGAATCTGCGGGGCGTGTAACGAATACACAGGATTTGAGGAAACGTGTCCCGAATGCGAGTCATGGGACATCTCCGATGGGAAATGTACGCGCTGTCGATGAGGCCCGACACGTATTACAACCACAGGTGCAGACGGTTCGCCGTGGTCAGGGAATTAAAGCGATCGAATAAAAAAATTTATCGGTGCAAGGAGTGCGGGACGATAACGCTCGTCCCGCCTTCTCAGGGGGGGAATTATGGTCGAACAGAGCTATTGGGAGTATAACCAGCCCGAAAAACCTACATTGCGGTATATCTCCCTTGGTGCTGGGGTTCAGAGTTCAGTTTTGGCGTTGATGGCAAGCAGGGGGGAAATTAAACCGATACCAGATTTCGCCATTTTTGCTGACACTCAGTGGGAACCCGCGCAGATATATAAGCATCTCGACTGGCTGGAAAAACAACTTTCGTTTCCTGTTTACAGGGTGTCATATGGAGATATTAGAAAGATGTCCCTTGACACGTTAAACGGGTGTCAGTCGCCATCGATGCCTGTTTTTATAAACAATGCCGAAGGCGGAATAATTGGTCGGCAATGTACGCAAGATTACAAAATTGATCCTATATATAAAAAAGTCAGAGAATTGATGGGTTATAAAAAAGGACAACGATTACCGAAAGACACGGTCGTTGAATCGTGGATGGGTATTAGCCGGGACGAAATACGACGCATGAAGGACAGTCGAAAATGGTGGGTTATAAATAGATATCCATTGATCGAGTTGGGAATGACGCGCCATCAATGCAGGGAATGGTTTTCGAAACATTATCCCGGCCGCACATTGTCTAGGAGTGCCTGTATCGGTTGTCCATATAGAAACGATAAAGAATGGAGACAAATGCGCGATCAAGACCCTGTAAGCTGGTCGGACGCCGTTGAATTCGATCATGCTATGCGTAGCGGGGAATCAAATATTTTTCATTTACGAAATGCAGGATTCTTACATTCTTCTATGATCCCGCTGGACGAGGTTGATTTATCAACCGAACAGGATCGGGGTCAACTGGATATGTTCGGTGAAGAATGCGAAGGAATGTGCGGAGTTTAAGGGGGGAAATTATGACAATCTTATCAAGTGGCGACGGTCGGACGGTATGTCCGCCAGCGGTAAGCCGCCGCGACAATCCTCAGACCAGTTTTGAGGCGGAGGAGGCCATCAATAAAGGCGGGTCTAGGGTAACACACCTGTCGGTCGTTTTAGGGGTCATAGAATCGCAACCGGGGCTAACTACGGGCGAGGTCGGGGACGAGTCAGGACTGGGTCAGATGGAAACACGCAAACGCATCAGTGATTTAAAGAATATGGGAATGATTTTCGCGGGCGACGTCCGGGTCTGGGAAACCAGCGGGCGGAGTCATTCGACGTGGTGGCCGATATCGAAGGACGGCGTCCAGGAGGCGTTATTGTGAGCATGAACCTGTCGCGATCGCTCCGACCGTTCAGTCATTGTTATGACGCCGGGCATCTCGACTGTGCGGTTTCGGCCTGTCGATGTAAATGTCATCAGGGAACGCATGAAATGATTATCGCAGTTCTTAAGGATATCCCGTCGGACGACCCGTTCTGGATGTCCGGGGAATGCGACGATCTAATCGAAACTATACGAAAATTAAGAGAGGAGGCAGAATGAGCATATCAGATAATCTAGAACATCCATGGAGCATAGACGATGACACTCGAGAGACAGTGAGAATTGGTGCTGTGATGATGGCAGACAAAGCACTGAACAGCGAAGACCCCAAATTTGCATCGTTTCAACGATTCACAATCGAAGAACTTACAGACCTGATTGAAGAAGCACTGGTGGAAAATTGGGAAGCTAAGAGAAAGGCACTCGGATGGGACGAATGATGCAGTTTTTAAAAAGATTTTCCTTCGGCCGTAAGGCCGGGGCGCGAAGGCGGCGTCGTAAGAAATTCGGCCCGTACGCGGTGACATTGTTCGGGAGGTTTAATTTATCCCTGACCGCCGCGATTGTTCCGAACCCGTGGGAGTTTCCGGGTCAATGCCCGCAGAGTACAAAACGCGCTCCGAAAGGCGGTTTTTTTGTATCCCGCCTGTCAGGCCCGTCCCCTGATATGAGTCCCAGGAAGCTCTGCCCCCTGTGCGACAGGGCTATAGCGGTAGGAAGTCGAGGTCGGTTCTTGCATCACAAAAAAGTCGTCAGGGGTTTCGACATCAATAACAAGAAGTTCTGGCGACTCGACGGGCCTGTCATCAACCGCGAAAAACCCAAGCCCCGGCGACTCATCGACCGCGAAACCATGAAGGCGATAGAGGAAAAATTCCCGCGTTGATGTTGACTGTCAACTACCCGACGTTGACAATCAACCATGCCCGAAGGTTGACAGTCAACCTGTTGACGTTGACAATCAACCTTGACAGTTTTATTAAGAATAAGAGGACGTTGACACACCCCCCTTTAGGGGGGGGTGTGTCAAATACATGACGTCTTACGTTAGCGTAAGCGTCGGACGTTGACGAAGGAGCGATATGTTTCGACAGGCGATCAATAACGAACGCGATTTCCTTGAGCTGGTGCGGACTGCCGCCGAGCTTTCAGGCTGGGAACTTTTTTATCATACGCATTTATCGAAACGCTCCGACAGTGGATGGCCCGACGTTGTTATATGCCGCACTGAACCACGACCCCGGATCATTATCGCGGAGCTTAAATTTGACCGCCCGAAACGCCGCGCAAAAGCGACCGCGTCACAATTAGAATGGCTCGAAGCATTGGCCAAACAGCCCCATATCGAGTCGTTTTTGTGGCATTATCCACGCGATGTCGATGCAATTTTCGCGACGCTGGGCCTCGAAGCCGTCGACGCCGTATCTGGACTGTCAGCGAATGGGCAATCAGCGTGAGCCGCCAAACGCGCCAGTCGCCGACATCAGCCCCCCGGCCGTTGCCGACGTGCGGGATTTGCGACGAGGTCGATGACTTGTTATCACGCATGGAACGTCGGCCGTCCGGGGACGCATGGCGGAAACGATCGGGGCTGGGGCGGATCGGTAAGCGGGCGTATCAATTACAGGACGATCACCCGTGTTGCGGGAGTTGCGGACTATACTTCGGGGGAACGCATATCGGCGGCAGCTTGGAGGATTCCCAGGCGCGGGGGATGTTGTGCGAATACTGTCACAAGAGGAGGAACGATGCAGATTAGAGATCGAATCAAGGAACTGAGGCGCGTCCGGGCGTCGGAGTTAATACCGAACCCGAAGAACTGGCGAACGCACCCGTCAGCGCAACAGGACGCCTTACGCGGCGTGTTAGCCGAGGTCGGGTATGCCGATGCCCTGATCGCCCGCGAAACGCCTGACGGCCTCATGCTAGTAGATGGCCATCTCAGGGCGGAAACAACGCCCGACTCAAACGTCCCGGTTCTGGTGCTGGACATCAACGAAGCGGAAGCCGACCTGATGCTGGCAACGCTCGACCCGCTGGCGGCTATGGCCGGGCGCGACGAGGAACGATTGACCGATTTACTGGCGGCGGTATCATCTGAGAACGACACGGTTGACGCATTACTTAAAACGCTGGCAGATGGTTATGAGCCGTTGACGATTACAGACCCGGAACCACCTGACGAGGGCTTCGACGTGGGCGATGCCGTGGACGATGTCGAGGCAGACGATTACGTGCCGACGGTTCAGCGGGGCGATATCTGGAGTCTGGGGCAACACCGCCTTATGTGCGGGGACGCCACGTTAGAGGGCGACGTCGTCGCTCTCATGGACGGATTGAAAGCAGATTGCGTGTTCACGTCTCCGCCGTATGCAGTCGGGATAGATTATGGTGAATATGATGACACATTGGAGAATTTACGGGTGCTTTTGCCTCTGGTGGCGGGTCGTTGGCGTGATGAAGTTCTCGACACTGGAGGATTTGCTGTCGTCAATTTCGCGGACGTGATTTCTGGTAAGGCAATGGCTAATTCTGACGTGGTATGTGAATATCCAATGGCCTTGGAGCATTGGCCTGTATTTCGCACGGCGGGTTATACATTATGGTCCCGCCGTGCATGGTGCAAGCCGGGTGCCGCCGTCGGTTCAAGTCGGCATTGTATCGGGACGAATAGGGCCGCATCCAATTATGAGCATGTCTGGACTTGGAAACTACCCGGTATACCTTTAGTAGATGAGCAGATAACGGGCGATTACACGTCTCAATCTGGTTGGTTTGAGACAACGCACGACAACAAGTTGGGCGTGGGGCTTCGGGATTTTGGCGCTGGTATGCCTGTCTCAGTAGCGATGCGAATGATTGCAATCCATGCAAGGCCTTCTTCTATTGTGCATGAACCCTTCGTCGGTTCTGGGACGACCATCATCGCCGCCGAGCGTCTGGGCCGTCGGTGCTATGCGATGGAGATCGAGCCGAGGTATTGCGACGTAACAATCAAACGCTGGGAGGATTACACCGGGGAAAAGGCGGTGAAGGCTTAATGCAGAAGCGCAAATACAACGACACGTCGTCGGTACGGTCAAAAATGAAAACTGAGGAGCGTCGTTACCAGATGCTCGAGTTGTATAAGGGCGGGGCGACTGAACGCCAGATCGCCGCGCATATGTCAATTGATAAGGCATACGTTCATAGACAATTAAAAAAGGCTATGAACGATCTGGCGGAACGCCACGTCGGGACGGCCGATCAAATCCGGGGGCTACAGATGGAACGCTACACGACGTTACTCGCCCGATGGTGGCCGATGGCCCTGACAGGCGATGAGGCGGCGACTAATACCGTTCTGAAGATCATGCACAGGATATCCGAAATTAACGGCGTTATCCCACAGGAGCCGTTAATCACAATCGACCAGCGATCAATCCAGTTAACCCAGGGAGATGTTACATTTAATATCGAGGCGGCAAGCGGAAATGACAACACCGACGATAACATACAAGCGGCCCCGGCTTTATCCTAAACAACAGGCCGCGATATTCGGCCCCGAACGCTATGCCGTGATCGAGGGATCAACAAAATGTGGGAAGACTGTGGCGTGCATCGTTTGGATACTTGAAGCCGCTATGAATGGTTACCGGGGCCAGTCGTTCTGGTGGATCAGTCCTGTTTATCCACAGGCGAAAATAGCGTTCAGGCGTTTAAAGCGCGGATTATCCCAGGAGCTTTACACGGCGAACGAATCGGAGTTGACGATCACGCTTCTTAACGGTGCGACGCTGGCGTTTAAGTCGGCGGAGAAGCCTGACAACTTATACGGTGAGGATGTATACGCGGCCGTGCTGGACGAAGCCTCGAGGATGCGGGAGGAGGCGTGGTTTGCGGTGCGGACAACGCTGACGGCAACGCGTGGGCCTGTGCGGATTATAGGCAACGTCAAGGGTCGGCGGAACTGGGCGTATTCGATGGCGCGTCGGGCCGAAGGCGGGGAACCGGGATGGGGCTATGCGAAGCTGACGGCGGAGGACGCCGTCGACGCCGGGATCGTACAGGCGGACGAGGTCGAACAGGCACGGCGTCAATTACCTGACGCTGTGTTCAGGGAGTTGTATTACGCGGAACCCAGCGACGACGGGGGAAACCCGTTCGGGCAGGGATCAATCCGATCCTGCGTCGGTGATATGTCCGGGCGTCCGCCTGTCGTGTACGGTGTCGACCTCGCAAAGTCCGTTGACTGGACGGTCGTTATCGGCCTCGACGATCAGGGAACGGTCTGCCGTTTCGACCGCTATCAGTGGCCGTGGGAGGAAACCGTCAAACGTCTGGTCAATGAAATCGGTTTGATCCCGGCGGTTATTGATTCGACGGGCGTCGGCGACCCGATCGTCGAGCGGTTGCAACGTGAGATATCAAACGTGCAGGGCTACAATTTCTCCCAGACATCAAAGCAAAAATTAATGGAGGGTCTGGCGGTCGCGATCCAGACGTCGGAAATCAAATATCCTGACGGGCCGATCGTGTCGGAACTGGAATCGTTCGCGTTCGAGTATACAAGGACTGGCGTTCGATACTCCGCCCCGGATGGTCTGCATGATGACTGTGTCATGGCCCTAGCATTGGCGGTATACGGCCAGAACGCCGCGGTCGGGGTCGGTGTATGGTAACGACTTTAATTTGTCTGTACGGCGGCCATGTCGACTGTGCCGGGTGCGACTGCGAATGTCACAACCCGAAGATTTGTTCCTGGTGCGGTAATGAGCTTATTAATAAGCACTATCGATGCCTGAGAGATGCCTCACCGACGGCCGACTTTCAGACACGGTACGGCCACGCCCGCGACCGCTGGGGCGCGCTGCCGAAGCATTTCGACGACGAATGGTACGGGGATGACTGATTCCCAGGAGATGCGCTGTTCCAATTGCGGGAAACTCCTCGCGGAAAAGGCCGGGGCGGGAACCGTGATCGTTTGTACGCGCTGTAAGACAAAAAACGAATCCCCGTAATTGCTGTTATAAATACTCGTCAGGGTATTGACACCTATATATCATCTGTTATATATTGGATGTATCAAATCACTGAGGAGAACAACAATGAACGCTACAGCAAAAAGAACAGAGAATTTGAAAGTCAAAAGAATTCTAAACTGGACGAATCGATTTCAGGATATTCGAGTGAGTCACGGTAGAGGAACTGGAAGCGGCTGGCTTGACATCGAGGCATCTATTCCAACTCCATCGGGTTGCTACTGTGACGAAGTCCCTTCGAATTTGGGCCGATGCCAAACTTGTTCCAACGTTTGGACTGAAAACTACAGAGATATTAAGAATTTGGCGATGGATGCCACGGGACGAACTGGCGAGTATGACGGCAATATCCAAGTCAAGTTAACACTGACCAAATAAAACCAAACCCACCAACACCCGCGTTGACGTAACATCGGCGCGGGTGTTATTGTTTTTGGCATTAGTGGCCGAACCCGACGAAGTGTCCGCGGCTTTGCAAGCCCGAACGTCGGAGGAGGTCACGTTTGCCG